AAGTTGAATATATAATAATAAGAAAGGGGCAGAAAATGGGCTTAAAAGACATAAAGAATATAGATGATATATATAATAAACAAGTTCAAAATACTCTTGTGGAGAATATCAGAGCCGGGAATATAACAGCGGCATTAGCTATAGGAATAGAGATACACAAGAAAAGACATAATATCATGGTGGGATTATACAACCGATTATCTTTAATTTCTGCTTCCAAGGATGAATGGACAGATCCCCGCGCTGCTGATGGTGTACCTATATTTGCAAGAGTAGCACCTTCATCATCAAAAGAGAATCACAAGCTGCATACCCCTTTTGATAGGGTGATTGCAATGCAAAAAGCATCATATATGACAGGGATTACTCCTGAGGTTGTTATAGAAGATAACGAGAATGAAGAAATAAAAATAAATGATCAGCTAAAAGTATTAGGTTTTGATCAGGGGATTACAGAGTTAGCACAAAAGGCAACAGCCCGGGGCGCAGGATATGCCCTTCTATCCTCACCACCGAACAGCAGAGAGCTATATATCACTTATCCTAATGATTGGGGTTGTTTTATCTTATATAGCCCGGAAACAGGGGAAGCCCTTTACGGTGTTAGATACTGGATAGAAATAAGCCAAAGGGATGATTCAAACCCACAAGGTGATGATAGTCGGAAGGTGATAGGGGAATTTTATACTAAATCAACAGTTCAGGAAATAGGCGGGAATTATGGGAATTTAGTTTTAAGCGAAGAATCCCTGCATTTATTTAATCAAGTGCCATTGATAGAATTTGCGAATAATACCGAAAGATTGGGAGATGTTGAACTTACTACAAGCTTGCAGGATGCTTTTGATATAGCTGATTCAGATATATCATCAGAGATAAGCCAGTTAAGACTAGCCTATTTATCACTAAATAATGATGAGATAGATATAGATGAAGAATGGTTAGCAACATTAAAGAAAACCGGTGTCTTTATAGGTGATGGAAAATTTATAGAAAAGAATCTTAATTCCCAGGCTGTAGAGAACTTAAAACAGGATCTTGAGGCAAGAATATATAAGTATTCCAATTCTTACAACCCGGATGAATTAGGACAGGATAAAGCCTTAACGGCATTCCAGATACAACAGAAATTATTAAGGCTAGAATCCTCATCTAAAGAAACAGAAATGTTATTTAAAACATCATTGATTAAAATGCTTGAGATTATAGCAGAATTTTACAACTATAAAATTGACCTTAAAAAAACAACATGGGCATTCACAAGAAACACACCCAGGAACGCTATGGAAGATATCAAGCTGGCAGTAGAATCAGGCTTTAGATTCTCACAAAAGATGATGTCAAGGTTGTTTCCATTTGAGATGGATCAGCAGCGCAACCAAGAAGAGCTTGATGAAGAATCATTATACGGATCAGCAGAAGAACCATTTATTATAGATAATCCAGTGGTAAAAAATGACATTTGAAACAGGACAGCAACAGGCAAGAAATTTAACAGAAAAAGAAATGGCTAAATTATGGCGTGTTGTTCTTCAAACGTATAGAGATGCAAACGATGCTATAAATGATGATCTTGCAAAGATGTACGCAAAATATTTAAATACTGTAGATCCTGAAGATTACTACAATATAATGATTCAATATGACAGACTGAAGAAGCTGCAGGAAAAGATCGCAAAGGAATACGCAACAGCATCAAAGAAAGCAGGGCAACAGATTGCGGCATCTTCTCAAATTGGAATGACTAACACATATTACAGAGAGCAATATACCTTGTCATATTTTGCTAAAGGCGAAATGACATTTTCTCTGTTAAATCCTGCAATTGTGGAATCATCAGTGTTTGGTACAGCGGAAGCATGGAAAGCAATACAGGCCGATACAATTAAAAAACAGTTTGGAGATCCCAGGCAATACATCCCACAAGCTGGCAGTTTGACAGATTTATTATCAAGAAACAGAAGAGCAGAAATAGAAAAAATACAACAGACAATCTCATCAGCATTGATACGCGGCGAGACATATACTGCAATGACAAAAGAGATAAAAAACATTATCGGGAATGAGTTAAAGAAAAATGGCATGGTGTCATATACCGGCGCAAAGGCTAACGCATCAAGAATAGCAAGAACAGAGGGAACGCGGAATTTAAACGCAGGGTTTTCAGCTTCATTACATAACGCAGAAGCACAAGGCCTGGATATTAAAAAGGAATGGCTCACAGCGTTCCAAGATTCAAGAGATGCACACAAATCAGCTAACCGGCAGCGTGTTGGGCTTGATGAGATGTTTTACGTTGGTGGAGAATATGCACAGTTTCCCGGCAATTTTCCCAGTGCAAAGAATAACGCAAACTGTCAATGTTCCCATATTGCTATAGTTGATGGGGTAGAGCCACAGCTACAGCGAGCAAGAAACCCATTAACCGGGGAGAATGAAATATTTAATTATAGTGATTTTGACGATTGGGCAAACGCTAACGGATTACATCAAACAGAATCAGGCCTAATGGCATAATATACCACTATAGGTGATAAACACCTATAAAAATTGACACTTTTATAAATAGGGTCTATAATAAACAGAAGAGGTGATTTATGGAAACGCAGGATCAGGTTTTAGAACAGGATCAGGTACAGACAGAAATTCCCGAAACTATTGAAAAAACAACAGAAGTTTCACAGGATGCAAAGAAGTACCAGAACGAAATTAGCGGATTAAACAGAAGAAATACAGAGCTTGAAAAGCTACTGAAAGAAAGGGATTCTGTTTTAGAAGATCAAAAGAAAGCGACAATGAAGGAAAGCGAAAGGCGAGATTATGAGCTTCAGCAAAGAGAAAATGAAATCATTGCTAAAGAGCAGGAGATCCTCCGCTACTCAAACAGGGAAAAGGCCACAAAGTATATGACCGATAATAACCTTGATTTGAGCTTATTAGATACATTGTCCTTAGATAACTGGGAAGCGGCGCAGGCGAAACTTGAAATAATGCGCGATGTCGTTGACAACGTAAGAATAAAAACACTAGAAAACTTCAAGACCAGTAACGGACATACACCGGCAGCAGATGGGGGAACAGCTTCAAGGAAGCCTGTATCACCGGAAATGCTAAAAACTATGTCACCCGAAGAAAAGATGCAAGCATTGAAAGAGGGAAGGGTTACCGGGTTCGGGAAGTTGTAAGGAATTTTAAATGGCTATTGAACATTTTATCCCAGAAATGTGGGCAGACGCTACACTATTACCAATGAATGACGCAACCGTTTACGGTGCAGTAGTAAACAGAGAATATCAGACAAAAATTATTAACGCGGGTGATACTGTTAATATCAACAGTTTTGCAAAACCAACAATTTCATCATACACAAAAAATGGCGCAATTTCAGCACCACAAACTTTAGTGAGTTCTCAGGTACAATTATTGATCAATCAGCAGGATTATTTTAACTTTGAAATTGATGATATTGATAAGGCACAGCAAGTACCTAAGATAATGATGGATGCAATGGGTGAAGCCGGAGACGGATTTGCACAAGAGATGGATGAATATATAGCATCATTACACGCAGGAGTTGCGGCGGCTAATATCGTAGGATTAGGAAATGATACAACCGCAGTTGTACCCACTAAATCAGATATATATCTATATTTCACTCAGGCTGCAATGCTGCTTGATGAGGCTAATGTGCCAATGACAAATCGATGGGTTGTTATTCCGCCATGGATGAAAAAACTGTTGACAGATTCAGGCGAATTCACAAGAGCAACAAGCCTGGGAGATACAGTTGTAACTAATGGCCTTATTGGATCAGTTGCAGGGTTTAAAGTATATGTATCTAATAATGTTGATAATACAGCAGGGGCAAAGTATAAAGTAATGTTTGGCTATCCTGGTGCAATCACATTAGCGGAGCAGATCAACAAGCTTGAAGCATACAGACCAGAGGGATCTTTTTCTGATGCCATTAAGGGATTGCATGTTTACGGTGCTAAACTTGTACGTGATACAGGTATAGCAGTAATGACTGCAAGCAAATCATAATTAACAGGGGGGCTATATGCCCCTCATTATTAAGGATTGAATATGCCAAAAGTAATAAGTAAAAAACACGGTGTCATAAATAAAGTATCTGAGGCCAGATTTAAAGAAATGATTGAATCAGGCGAATATGAAGAATATAAAGAGAAGCGCACAAGAAGAACAAAAGCAGAACTTGAAGCA